AATGGTCTGGGGTTTGCTCAGATTGCGACCTTCCAGAAGATGAAGACCAAGAATGCTATCAAGGATGCGATGTGGTCCTTGTATGGTAAGAAGGGCAATGACCCAGAAATCTTGGCCATCTGCGAGACTGTTCCTGATTCGCCTCAGGGCGTTGACGAGTATGACTTCTTGTATGGATACACTGACCAGGAAGGTAACTACAATCACGGTATTGTTGAGCTTAATAAGACCTTAGCTAAGTTCTTTGAAATCCACCCTGACATTCAGGAGATGGTGAATAAGCTTATCGGTACAGTTCGTGGTTGGGGTCGACATGCGTCTGCATTCGTTATCTCCACTTTAGATCTCTCGGCAGACCGCATTCCAACCATGATGTTGGAAGATGAAAAGCTCGGCATGATCCAGGTTACTCAGTATGACGCTGGTATGGTTGAAAAGAGCGGTCTAGTGAAAGCAGATATTCTCGGACTGTCGACATTGACGGCAGTCTCAGACTGTGTTGAACTGATGAAAGCCAAGGGAATCAACTATCTCGAAGAAGAGAACGGTGTTCCCCTCATTTATAGGCTTCCCGAAGATCCGGACGTTTACACGGACTTCTACAATAAGGATACAGACTCATCATTTCAGTTCAATACAGAACTTATTAAGGGTATGGTGCAGGAGTTCTGTCCGCTGAATCGCCAAGCCCTGGCTGACTTTACAGCTCTTGCTCGACCAGGCGCTCTCGATGCTCCTCTCGGAGATTCAACGGCAGCGCAGTTCTACATGGACGTTCGCAACGGGGTCAAGGATTTGACCTTCTTGCATGACGATCTAGAACCAATCCTTAGGGAAACTAACGGAGTTTTCGTATACCAGGAATCCGTTATGAAGTTCCTGGTTGAGGTTGCCGGATATACTTGGGAAGAATCTGACGTTATCCGTTCCGCTATTGCAAAGAAGAAGTCTGACGTTATCATGAACACCTTCGAGAAGATTCGAACCTCTTGTAGGGCTCGAGGGTGGGACGATGATGCGATTGAGACAGTATGTCAGCAGATTCTTGCCTTCTCTCGATATTCATTCAACCGATCACACTCCTTCGCATACGGTGAGCTGGGTTATATCACTATGTATCTCAAGCACCATCATCCGCTTGAGTGGTGGGCATCCATGCTAAACCTCGATCTTAAAGAGGACAAACTTCGTCACTATGTTTCCAAGCTAGGTGATATCGTACGCCCTCCATCATTGAAACATCCATCTTCTCGGTTTGAGGTTCGTAGGGATGAAAACGACAAAGGTTATATTGTGGCTCCGGTGTCTGTCATTAAGGGTATTGGTCCCAAGGTGGTCCAGGAACTATGCGGAAAGGGTCCTTTTGCTTCGCTTCAAGACTTTGTGGACCGCATCGATCACGCGAAATGCAACACAGGTGGCATTTCAGCCCTTATCAAAGGTAGAGCAGCCGACGATATGATGGACATGTCGGTTCCGTACTATCCGGACCGCCGGAAGAAGTTCATTGACGACTTCAAGAAGCTGCGCAAGAAGCCAATCAAGCTTCAGGAAGACGTATTCAAGTTCGACCCACTATCTATTTTCCTGATGGAAAAGGAAACAAATAAGGTGTTTAACCGCACCCTTCTTAGCAACAAAGATATCATGGCTCTTATCAAAGGCTTCCATACTGATGAAGCATCTATGGAGCTCACCTCTCTGGCTGAAACTGGTCGTGATAGTGTTCCATTTATGATGGGAACTACTCCCATTATTGCCAATATCAAGGTTGCTGAAGGGTTCTGCGGAAAGACTGATAAGGACGTGGGCATGATTCTCTTGTATGAGGAATCGTCTTACAGCAGCGGAACCTCCAAGAAGAGTGGTCGTCCATGGTCCAAAGTTGCGGTTCATCTCTCCGATGGCTATGCTTCTATCGAGTGTGTTGACTGGAAGATGAAGAAGGCATTGGGTTGGAACAAGAACTCTATCGTCTATGTACGGGGTCAGCTCAAACCTGGCTGGAAGACGCCTGTTTGCTTGGATATCCACGAAATACAGCGTTTATCTAAGGATTAGGGGCATTAGTATAATCTTCCAACACGAGGAGATATACATGTCTAAGTTCGTAATTGTTAAGACTGCTCCGGCCAATCTAAGAAAGGGTGAAGTAGTTCTAGAGTCCCCAAGTTTCTTGGAGCAGATTAGAGCTAACGCTCATAAGGCCAGAAAGGGTCTCACTGCTGTAAATCATATGCGGGACATTTTGAATGCAATTCAGCAGAGGTTTGAGGCTGACATCAATGTCTTTAAGATCCCGTTTTCTCAATATGAAGGTCTCCCTTTTGCGAACGAGGACGAGCTTAGCAAAATCGTTATTCGGTTGCTAAAAAAGGAGTCTCCGGGCGTTTTTGAGAAGGTTTTGGAGTATAATATTAAGAACCGACCGCATGGATCGAAGCTGATCTATTATGTTGGGGATCTTGACGGTACAGGACCTTTCTTTAGGAACGGTATCGACATGATTGATGAGAAAGATGTAGATGTAGAGCTTGGGCTAAAACCCAAGAAAATTGTTGGAAAGCCAGCTGTTACCAAGGAGGAATCCGAGGAATCAGCCAGCTGATTTTGAAGATATCCTTTGAATTAACCTACTAAGAAAAGAGAAAATAACCTATGAATGCAAATACTAAGATCAAGTTGAATATGGATTCCCTTAAGACCTCTAAGGAATGGATCCGACACAAGGTGAAGAACGGTAGCAATATCTTCCGCATCCTTCCTCCGTTTGGCGACAGTTCAAACGGTTACCCGTATCGCAAGTGGCAAATCATCTGGGGACTATCAGACCCTACCAGCGGTCGCGTTCGTCCATATGCATCTCCTATGATGACGGAGAAGCGTTGCCCGGTGATGGAGTACGTTGACGAGCTCAAGGAGCGTCTATCCAAGATGGACGGCGAACTTAAGGCTCGCGGTCTAGACGAGAAGGCGGTTCGTAAGCATCCGAAGTACGAGCGTCTTGCCAAGTTTACCCGTGACATTACCCCCAAGACCACATACATCTACAACGCAGCTGACAAGGCTGGCGTGATTGGTCTACTTGAGCTCAAGGCTACTGCGCACAAGGACATGAAAGAGAAGATGAACGAGTATATCCGTGACTACAACCAGGATCCCACTTCGCTAAACAGCGAGGACGATGACTCCGGCGTGTGGTTCAACGTGAAGCGCTCGGGCGAAGGTTTCGATACTGAATACAGTGTTGAGAAGGTGCAGAACAAGGTTAAGCAGGGTAATCAGACTGTCTTCGCCGATGACCGTACTGCTCTTCCTGAGGCTGTTGTGCAGAACTTCGACAATCTCGCGTATGACCTTGCTTCTGTCTACAAGACCACAACGTATGACGAAGTGAACGATATTCTCCAAGCGAACATGGACACTTTCCACGAGATTTGTCCTGAGGCAAACCTTTCCGTACCTGTCGATCTCGACGCTGAGGACGGTGAGGCTGCACCAGTCAAGGCAGCTAGCCCTGCGAAGGCGGCATCGCCAACTGCAACCAAGCCTTCAGGCAAGATTGCCCTTCAGTTGAAGGACGAAGACGATGACGCGCCGGCTCCCAAGAAGGCAGTTGTGACGAAGCCTGTCCCCGCTGCAGCGATGGATGACGACGACTTCATGGCACAAGCGGACGCAATTCTAAAGGGCTAATACATGAGTGACCTACCTGAAAAGGTAGTGGATATCACTCGACTAGCTCAATACACAAATAAGATCGAGGAGCTATCATCAGTTTCAAAGATGATGGCTCCCGTCTATCTCCGAGACTTCATTCAAGGTCAGGACGTAGCGACTTTCTTATTGGCCAAAGCGATCACAGCAGACGCTAAGGCTAAGGCTAGACTCGAGTTCGTACAATCCATTGCCTACCTAGAAAACGCTAAAGCATATCTTGATGCCAAGGGAATTAAGGATACGTCCGAGGCACGCAAGCAGTACGTAGACATCGATCCTGACGTAGTAGATGCAAAAGACAGAAGAGCACAAACAGAAGCGTTGGTTGTTTTGCTGAAGGGCAAGGTCAGCGGACTTAAGCAAGCACACGACGACCTCAAAAAAGTAATCTACGCTGACGCGAACATGACTGAATATGAAGGCATGTAAAATTACCCTATGGAGAATACCCTATGAAAGCAATTGGAAAAAGCGGTGGTCAGCGAGACATGAAACGTGGTCTCACTAGACTTTACAAGAAGTTTACGGGACTTCCAGCAAAATTTAAGCCAGCACCTGGTTTGAAATGTCATGGTCGTCTAAAGCTGTCTACTGGACAGTTTGAAGATTTCAAAGGACATTGGATTGAGGTCGATAAGTATTTTCTTATCAAGATCGCAGACGGCAGAGTTTTTGCATCAACTGGCGGTGGGTTTCTGTATTTTGACCTACTTGAGTTCCATCTAGGGGAGAAGAAGTAATGGCTAACAAATGGCTCACACAAATGTCGTCAGACTTTGGGATGGTAGCTTCTCAACTGAAGACGAGCCTGCCTCCTGTGCTACCGTCACGTTCACCGTCTCTTAACTGGGCGATGGACATCGGTGGATTTCAACCCGGAAAGGTCTATGTACCTTACGGGCCAGAGTCTGCTGGTAAGTCTCTACTCGTCATGATGGCAGTAGCTGACTATCAGAAGCGAGATCCTGT